ACTTCTACATCTGGTCCTGGAAGTATACTTAATATAGCTTCTGCATCTAATAAAACACAATAATCTTCATTAGGTATTCCATCAGCTGTTCTTGTTTGTTGTCTTATAGATTTTAATATTTCATCATTTTTTATTTGTCTTCTTCTTCCTGATTGCATATAATATCTAAGAGCAGGTTGATTTCTGACTTGAATAACTGTTCTATTAGGTAAAAAGGGGTGTTCTTCTTCTATAGAATCTATTTCAAATTGTATATCTCTTACTTGTTCTTTTAAATCTATTATTTCTTGGTCTTTTGGATTAGGGGGAGTACCAACATACTCTGTGCTTTTAGCTATTATAGTAGAATGAGATAAATGTCCTTCTTTTTCTATATCATAAAATAATTCATCATAAAATTCAAAAAATTCTTCTACTGTGTATTTTTTAATTTTTATTTCAGAAAATTCCTCATCTAAATAATCACGAGATTCTCTAGCTCCAAAAATTTCTTTATTTAATCTTATTTTTCTCATTATAAATTATTAAATCCAGGATATACTAATTTTTGATTACTTCTAGTAGAATTACTCATAGTTAACCACCAATTATTTAAAAATATTGATTTTGGATAATTCCAATTTAAAGCTATTTGTTCTAAATCTGTGTATGATTTTGTGTTTAAAAATTCAACACTTCCTACATTATTTAACAAAATTTGACTAAAATAATAATCTAAAGATGATTTTATTCTATTTAATTGATTATAAGGTTCATAATCTTTATTTAATATAACATAATATTGAACATTATATAATAAATTTCCAGCTCCTGTTTCATTTAAATCTTCAAGATTAGTTCCTGTTTTTACTACAAACATATTATTATACCCTTCTAGTTCTCCTATAGGACTTGAAAGATAATATATAGGTTCCCCATATAACCCTCCTAAAGGACCACTCCATCCATTCCATGTTACATTTGTATTATAATAAACATTAGTAGGATCATTAAGTACTTCTTCAAATAATCTTTCTTGTATTTGTAATTCATTAGCATCATTAAATGCATGATCATTATATGGTAACCACCAAGATGCGTCTGTATTTCTTGAAGTAGGTTGTATCATTTTAGTACCATAAGAAGAATTTCTATATTTTTTAAAGCTATAAGGAACACCAGGAAGATCATAATATCTATATACAAAGTTATTATTTTCATCTTTCCAATTTCCATAAGCATCTTGTTTAATAGGAGCTCCTATATCTATACCTGTGTCTTTTATTATTTTTTCTTGTGTGAAACCTTCTATTATATTTAAAGAACCTTGAAGAGTTACATCATTGTTTCTATATTTTATAGATTTAGTTTCTCCTGGAAATATTGTTTCTGTTATGTATTTTCTTTTTCCAGGTGCATTTATATCTAAAGATTCATATTCTATTTTACAAGAACTAAATCTTGATGAATATTGTGTTGTATTAAATGGGGCTAAATTATTAGGATCATCTGATCCTTCTAAGCAGGTTAATTCAGCTTCAACATAATCAGATATTCCTTGAAGTGTTATATCTAAATCTGTTATTTCTCCATCTTTTAAATTAATATCATTATCTTCTTTTATATGTGGTCCATCTAATATATCATCTAATTCTGATATTTCTAGTTTTCTACAAACATCATCATCATTATCTTCATATTGATTTCCTGCTGCTCTTTTTAAAGCTTTAAAAGTATTATAATTTTTTATTTCTCTTTTAACCCCATTTTGCATAACCCATATAGGTAAACCATTAGTATTTCTTGCGGGTGATCTTAAAAAAGTACCATCTGGGTAAATAGGATGACTTCTGTTTTCTATAGTTTGTTTATCTATTAAAATCTTTTCTAATTCTCCTATTCTATCTATTAAATCACTTATTATTTGATCTCTCCAATCAATATAATTATTAAGATAATCTTGACTTTCTAATATAAGTTTATAATGAGATTTAGAATTTTCATATTTTTCTATTTTATAAAATAATTCTCTATATAGACCAAAAAATCTTTCTACATTAATAGTATTTTGTGTTTTTATAAGACTAGAAAATTCCCTATCAATAACATCTGTAAATTCTTTGTTATTGTATATTGTTTTATTTAATTTTAAATTTTCTTGAGACATTATCTAACTACCTTAAAATAATAATCATTATCATACACAGTAATACCATCATCATTTTCGTGTTTAAATAAAATACGATAGTATCTTTCTGGTTGAAGACCTTTCATGTATATTTTAAAAAACATTCCATTACTATCCGTGCTCATTTTTGTAAAATTATTATCAAAAGGTATTATTTCTTCTTCTGTTTTTGCATCTCTTATACTATAATAAGAGGAAGTTGTAAGATAATTTACATTTAAATAATTTGAAGAGGTTGCAAACGTTCTTGTAGGATATTTATCTCTTACATGAATTTTAAATTTGACTTCATCATTTTGATTATATTCTTCTTTATTTCCATATAAATACAGACTACATTCTCCACTTTTTTTAGCTACAGATTGTTTAGTATGTACACTATCATCCCATTTAAATGTTAATCTTGGGGGGTATATTGTTTTAGTATCTACTGAAAAATATTGCATTTCACCAAAACTACTTGTTGTGTTTGCTTCAACAGAATCTGGTTGTTTTATTATAAATCCATGATTAGGTATACCATCAGGATATATTTGGCTTGCAAAAAAACTTGCACTGTGTTTTTTTAATGCATCTGTAACATTTATATCTATATCTAAACTATTTCCTTGTAAAAATTGTTGTGTAGAACTAAAACCACTACCTGTCCACCAAGTTCCCCCTCCATGTGATATAGCTGAGCTACTTATAGATCCTGTAGTACCTGGATAAAACATAGGATAATAAGATAATCCTCCAAGGGATGATGTATAAGATGTATATGCTTCTATTACAAAACCTCCATTTGGATTTAAAGTTTCATGAAATATTTCTGAGTATCCTACTCCTGCTTCAAAATTTATCCATTTATTTCCATCATCACTATCATGTCTATGTTCCCAACTTGCTCCATCTGAACCTGTAGGTAAATTTGAGAATCTACCTGATCCTTCATGCCATGATTGAGATACGGGAAAGGATTGTAAATTTAATATTTTTGTTAAATTTTTGTGCTCAGTAGAATATAATTGTATACTACATGAAGTTTTTAAATTGAATGTTGAAGATCCTATAGTATTTTCAATTACATCTGTAACTTCCTTAGTTGGAAATTTAATAAGAACTCTAGATGGATAGTGTTTTTTATCTGTTGTTCCTATTTCTTTTACAATTTCTAATATTTCATCTTTTCCTGTATTTAAATTTAATCTATCAGGATGACTATATAATGTTGTGTCTGCTTCGGGAAATATAAAATAATATGCCATTTTAATATGTTATTACTCGTCCTTTAATATCTGTATCTGGGTATTTTAACTCAAATATACTAGGATCTAATGATGGATAAATTACTCTTTTTTTAGTAGCTCCTATAAAATCATATTTATATTGGGAATATCCCAATGATGTTCCTGATTTGTTTTTAAGTTCTACTTTTTCTACTGTTTGTACTCCTTTTACTCCTGCTAATAAATTTTCTAATTCTGATATGATAATAGGTTGATTTATTTGCCATTTATCTATATTAAAATAATCTTTTAATTCTGATATACATTCTAATAATACTTCTTGATTATTATAATTTTTAAAAGCAGTTACTTCAAAATCTATACTAAAATTAATAGGAAAAGCATCTTTAATATTAATAGCATCTGTTAACATTCTAAATTGTTCTAAATAAGTCATTAAATTATGTTTAGTAGCTGAATTTAATGTTGTTATTTTTTTATCAGCATTATATCCTAAAGTATATAAATTTAAAGCTAAAGGATTTGGAATACGATTTGGTTCATTTGTCATAGGAGAAATCTGATCATCTTGAGTTATATATGCTTTTGATACAGTGCCTAACCTAGGGGGTAAAGATAAAGTTCTAATTATATAATCATCTTTTGTTACAGTTCTTTGTTGAGCAGAAAAATTAGCCATTGCATTCATTCTTATCTCTTCTACAGAATCTCCTGCTCCTCCTCCTTTTGCTGATTCTGGGTTGTTTACAGCTATTGACCCCCTTATAAAAGTAGCCATATTTGCAGATAAATTAGGTTGTGGAGTTGTTGTTATATTTTCTATTTGGGTAATTGTATTTGCAGATACATTAGATTTTAAACCTCCTCCTACTAAATAAGTTACTGTTAATGTTGTATTTGCTGGTGCTTCTCCATAAGATTTAGTATACATAAAGTTAGAAGGGTCATATGCTGTATCTAGTTTATTTCTTCCATCTTTAATTCCTAAACCTATATTATTAGGATCTGGAGTTATTATTGGATCAGCATTATCTGTTGATCCTGGGCCAAACTGTATTTCTAATTCTTCGTTTGATTTAAAACGTGTTACAAATCTTTTTGGTACTTTTTTTAATTTTAAAAGATATGGAGTTTGATGATTAAATCCTTGTAATTTAGGATCATTTGCTCCTGTATTTTCAACTTCTTCAAAAACAGTATCTTGAGCCAAATATGGGACATCTGTCCATATATTTCCTTCATCATCTTTTATTGATTCTATTGATATTATATCTGAATTAAATAAAGTTATTGTTTTAAATCTTTCGGCAGCTCCTATAGTAAATTGAGTTGTTATTTTTTCTCCAGATATGGCTTTTACTGATTTTTTTAATAAAAAATATTCTGGATTATCTGTAGAATCATATTGATATACACTTGTATTTGTGGGGTCTATAGATGAAGAATAATTAAATCTAACAGGATCTACTGTATAAAATTTTATATCATCTGCTGTTTTAAAAGAAGAATTAGTGTTTATATCTAAAGCATATGTGTAATCAGGATGATATGTACTATCTCCTACATTTTGAATAGATGGGACTAATTGATATACATCTAACATAGTGCTAGCAGCTGTTGTTACTTTTGGTTTATACCCCATAGAATAAGCTAAATTATATAAATTTTCTTCTTCTTGAGCTAATAATAAAAAACTTTCTCTTAATTGAGTATCAGTGTAAAAAGATAATACGTCTCCTACATAAGCAGCCATTTCGAGAAACATCATTCCTGGATTTCCTTCACTAAAATCATTAAAATTATTAGGATAATAAACTTCTGCGAATTCCATTAATTGATCCCTAAAAGAATTATAATCTTTATTTAGGTATTTTACATCTTTATCTTGATTTTTATTTGATACTTTTGAGTAAGCCATATTAAACAGTTATTAAGATAGCATCTTGAGTACTATCTAAGTTAAATTCATATATTATTTTTATTGTTATAGTATGTTCATCTGGATTAAAATTTATCTGTGTATCTGATAATGTTATTTCAGGAATATAAAATTGAATTTGATTATGTATTTCTTCATTTACTGCTTCACTATCTATATTATTTTCAAATAAAAAATTTTGTAATCCTATACCAAACCCTGGATGATTTATTCTTTCTCCTTTTTTTGTTAATAAAAGATTTAAAAGATTACTTTTAACTTGTTCCTTAGTAGTAGGAGTTCCTGTAAACATATTTGTTTCATCTAAGGGAAAAGCTACCCCAATAGTAACATTTCTATTAATATCTAATGGGTTTTTTCTTTTTACTCCTTGAATTATAGGCATATTTTATTTTGCTTTTTTCTTATCTATTGCTTTCATTAAACTACTATAGTCTCTTGTAACTGCATCTGCTACTGCTGTAGGCATTCCTGTTGTATCCATAGGTAAAGGGGCAGATGTTGCAAAAGGTTGAGCCATACTTACAGGAGCATTTCCTGATTCTGTGTTTGTATCTCCCATTGCTGTTTCATTTAATAAATCATTTAAAGTAGAATTATTTGTAAAATTTTGTTTTATTGGTGGTCTTTTAGGTAATACGTTTGACCCCATAATTTTTTCTCTTAATTCATTTTTTGCTGTTTTAGGTATTGAATTAGGTACTTTTACTATTCTTTCTTTATGTTCTGTAATTGTTGGTTTTAATTCATCACGTAAATCTTCTTTAAGTGTTTTAATTTCTCTACGTAACGCATAATCAATTTCTTCTCTAACTACTTTTCTAATTAGATTTTCAAAGGTTTTTGCTTTCATGTTGTTATCTATTATTTATTATAAATATAAAATTTTTTAATTTATTGGTACAATTTTTCTTTCAAATCTTGTTTTAAATCCAAAATCTAAATTTTGTAAATGTTCTACTATTTCTTTTTTTCCTTGTCCTTCAAGTTCTAATATAAGATCTTCATAAATTGTAGTTAATCTTTCTGAAATACCTCCAAGTTCTGAGTTATTTACAACTCCTCCTCCTGCACCTGTTCCTGTTCCTCCATATCCTGGAAGTCCTTGATTTCCTCCAGCTCCTATACCATTACCTGAACCTAAATTTCCATTTATTCCATTTCCTATACCCATACCTGCTCCTGTACCTGTACCTGTATTTCCATTATTACCAGGACCAGTTCCTACTGTTCCTAAACCTACATCACTTCCTAATCCTTTATTTCCATTTAATACATTAGGATCAGGGTATAATCCTGTTGGGTCATTTTTTAATATTTCTGATTCTAATAAAGATTCATTTATATTTCCATCAGAATCTCTAACAGAGGAATTTGATGTATTACACATTTGGAGATACATTAAATATAAATATTCTATAAATGCCATCATTTTTTGTACAAGATCTAAAATAGGTTGAATTAAAAGAACAGCTGCTAATATAGATGCTACTATTTTTAAAGCCATTTTCATATACTTTTTGGCTGCTTTTGATCCCGATTTTATCATTCCTCCAAATTCACCAATTATTCCTATACCCTTAATAATTATCATAGCTAATTTTTGTTGTATACCACCATGAGCTAACATACCTACTAAAAAATTTATTCCTAATTTAGCTACTATCATTAATATTTCAACTACTATTAATATAACTGCTAATATACCAAATATTATTGCTATTTTTGGTAATATTCCATCTGTTATTTTTTTAATTTTTGCATTAATAGCATCTAATTTACCTTTAGCTTTTAATAATATTGCTTCTAATTTTTCTAAAATACCATGTAATTTATTGTATACCTTTTTCATTTTTTCTTGAGCAGATATACTACAAGCAGCTGATATTAATTTTTCTTTAATTTCATCTTTTGAAGGTAATTTTGATAAAACTTTTTCTTTTATCATTTTTTTACCTTCATCTTTTATTTTTGATTTAGCTTTCATCATTACACCGCTTATTTCACGGTTCATTAAAAGACTTACTTGTTGTGTTGACATTTTATCCTATTTTAGTTATATCACTTTTTATTGAACTTATTCCAGGTTTAGCCATAGCATCATCTTTTAATTCTTGTACTCTTCCTTTTATGGCTGCAAACATACCTTCATTTTTCCAGTTTGCTGTAGTTAATTTTCCTTTTCCTCCTGAAGGGCATTGGAATTGTAAATGATCACATATTACATCTATCATATCAAGAAATATTTCTAATACTCCTGTATCTCCTCCTAAAAATTCTCCTAATTCATCTCCTAAAATTGCTGGATTAGATGGTAATGATTGATCATGTTTATTTAAACCTAAATAAATATTAGGTGCATTTACTATAAATTTATTTTTATCTATATTTGTTGTGTCAAAATGAATACTTCCATTAGTACTAAATCCTAATGCTTTATTAGAAAATAAAAGAATAGCATCGTCTTTAGCATTAAATAATAATCTCTCTGAATTTATTATTACTTGTTTTCCTTG